CCGTTACTCGGCATCTGCCTTGTAGGCAACATCGAAACTGTCACAAACACGGGTAAAAGCAAAGAAGCCTTTGCTCAGATTCGCAATCGCACAAAACTTACCGAGGTAAGGCACACATCAGCTATCAAAAACAGCGATATTGAGTTATTGTTTCCAGCTATAAAAGATGATGAAAGGGCGGTTAAACTATTACTTGGTGTCGCAAGGACGGAACAGGGTATCAGAGGAGCAAGCAATGTATTTGGTAACGCTGTGGATAACGGAAATATCACCTATGAGGGCTTAATAGCAATGGCAAAAGCTATGCGTATCAAGGTGTTTTAAACAATATTTGGAGGGATTTAAAATGTCGTTAAGAAAAATTGTGTTACTGCTCGCCGCAGGGTTCAGCACGGGAGTAGTAATGACTGCCGCATTCGGTCAAGTGGGTGCAAGGAGCTTTACAGCAGGCGGAGAAATTTGCTTTGTGCCTATGGTGCTCCTGCTTGTATGGGTTGGTTGGATGCTCCGTGGCGAAAGCCGAAAGGTAAAAAAGAGTAGAAGGAGGGGTAACAATAATGACCGCAGAAGAGTGGAAAAAGGTTGATAAATCTTTGAAGTTGGTTATGTCACGGGGAACAACACTTAAAATTGACGGGTATAAAGTGCATTTGTTCCTTACACAAAAGTCACAGTTTCAGAACGCTATTGCCTTTTATGTCAATGATGAATTTAGGGGCAAGTGGCTTATGGAAGACTGCGAAGAACGCAGGAGATTTTGTTGCTGTAAAAAACGGTCAATAATTACCGAAAAGGATTACAAGCTTTACGGAGCTCGTAGCAAGAAAGCTAAGCAGGAACTTAAAGACAAGTTTAGTTACAATGAGTATTTTTC